ACGTTCCATCGGAAGGTACTTAATAACCTGCACAGCGTTCAGCCTTAGTGACACGCTTTGGTTTCCCCCAAAGTCATATGGCACCAACTTCACGGCGATGTTAACCGTACTGCCAGTGGTCAACTGGAAGTCTTCTGCTAACCCGTTACCCTGTGAATCGTACTGAGCAGGCTTATCGGTTGCCTGACCATTATACGCGCCCTTCAATGTGGCTTTATGCGTATATGTACCGTTATCATCCTTTACGAACGGATTAGATAGTTTCTCTGCCCACTTGTCCTCGCGGTTTGCCATGTAGCTTGCGCTCATAGCCTTGAACAAAGCCTTCGCCGCAGTGCTATCCATACGAAACTGGATAGAAAATTCCGCGTTAGTGTCACGCGGACCGCAAGGCATACTGCGGTTGACCTTTTTATCAAACGCATAGGTTTGGTCTATGCGCGGCCATAGAGCTTCAACGCCCTCAATTATATATGTATCAGCCAATGTCGTTCTCCTTTTCTGACTATACGTCTACATCAGCATCGAAATCAAATTCTAGCTGTTCTTCTACAGGCTCGTTGCGTATCTCGGCCTGTTCTTCTTCCTTGGCCTTACCTGTTAAGGCTGCGGTTACAGAAGTTTTATTAAAGCGGTATGTGTTACCGATCTTAATGTACGTGGACTTAGGGATATGCCCCTGCCGTACCCACGCACGGATAGTAGAAATGGACACTGCAAAATGCTTTGCCAAATCCTCTATTGGTACAAATGGTTCTGCCATTATTTTTTCCTTACTGATATGACGTACTCGGTGTCTACGTTCATGCCTTTAGGCATAACGTCTGGGTTTTCCTCCAAAAATTGTTTGATGTTGGTCTGGTTCAACCGCTTATCTAGGAACTCAGGTACATCATGCTCTTTGATGAAACCGTACATTTGTTCCCAATCACTGGTCCAATACTTGGTTTTGCTAGACCGAAAAAACAAACCTTCAGAGGTTCTAACGCTTTCAACATTGTGGTTCTCACAGTAGTCTAATAGCGCATTCTTCAAGATTTCCTGTTGGCGCACCAACACTCCATCTTCTTCTTTGTACCGTGCAGATAGCTCCGCTCTTTTTGCCCGTATCTTTATGTAGGCTTTGGTTAGCTTATCTGCAGGGATGTCGGATGTATCCTCCATATGCGTTCTCCTAATTAACGAGAATTACACTTTAGTTGTTAAATGTAACCTAGTCAAGTAATTCTTTGTAAAGGTCGATCATTTTTGTGTGTACGTCTATTCTGTTATTCAATAGTGAATAAATACGCTTTTCCACGGCAGAACCTTGTAGCTGCACGACTGTACAACGGTGCTTCTGACCTGACCTATGAACCCTAGCGTTAGCTTGGGCGTATGTTTCTAGTGAAGACGTTGGCCCCCACCAGACCACAGTGTTGGCTGCTGTTAACGTAACACCATGTGCTGCCGACTGCGGTTGGATGACTAGCACCCTTGGATCGGGGGTATTCTGGAACCGCTTAAATATATCGGTCCGTTTGGCTACGGGCACGTCCCCCCGTATTACTTCCGTAGATATCCCGTCATTACGCAACTTATCTGTTAGTATGTCAATGGTGTGTTTGAACGGTACAAACACCAACACCTTTTGACTGCTCTCATCTACGACTTCTTTCAGCACTTTATATCTATGCTTGATATCGAACTCTAACGTATCACCTTCGTCGGTGTAGACTGCCCCTGCAGATATTTGCAGTAGCTTGTTCATAATGATCGCCGCGTTCATAGCGGTTACCTCATCGTCACCCACAGTCATGGTCATGCTTTTCTTGAGCGTGTTGTAGTATTTCTTCTGCTGTCGGGTAAGCTCAACGTGTCGGTTCGTGTACGTCATGTCGGGTAGGTCAAGACATTCTTCTTTGGTGAACCGTATGGCAGGCTGTAATATATTAAACACAAGGTCCGATGCGGTAGGTTTGACCACCCACCTAAACTGCGTAACCTTCGTCATAACCATATCGCGGAAAGACCCAAAGAACCTTGGCACAGATTGTGGGTCAATAAGTTTGGCTAGACCGTACGCGTCTAACGGCGACTGCGCGGCAGGTGTACCTGTCATCATCCACAGCCAAGTATCGTCACCCACTAGCTTGTTCAGCACCTTCCATCGTTTGGACTGCGCGTTCTTGTAGTGTGTAGCTTCATCCACAATGACCAGATCAAACCCACCGTTGACTATATCGTCCGCTACGATTTCAACACCGTCATAGTTTATTATGACAAACTCGGAACCTTGCTGGATAATCTCGCGGCGTTTCTTCGATGCACCATGGGCTATCGACACACTACGGTGCGGCGCAAAGGTAAACAAGTCTTCGCGCCATGCGCTATCCATAATGGAAAGGGGGCAGATGACCAAAACACGTTTGACCTTGCCCTGCTTCATTAGGTAGTCCGCTGCCCAGATAGCCGAGGCAGTCTTACCTGTACCTTGCTCGTTAAAACAAAACGCTTTCGGGTTCATAGTCAGGAAGGCCGCGGTCTTCTTCTGGTGGTCGAACGGTGCATATTTGCCTGTCCATGTGTACCTACCGTTAATAGGTGATGGCACATTTATGTTCAACTTACGCAGGGTATGCGCTTCGTCTATACCCCACTTGACCAAGACTTCATGGTCCTGCACTGGCCTGCTTTTTGGTATCGTTTCAGTGACACGTTTTGGGTTGCGCAGCTTGAGCAGCAGCGCCTTACCATCCACTATTCGCATGTGTTCTCCTTTCGGGCAGTTGCCCGAATTACTTTTTCTTCTTGTAGTTCCGTGCGCGGTTCTTGCTGCGGCTTTCGATTGTTACACCGTCTTTATTAGAACCGCCTTTCGACAAGGCTTTCTTGTGGCTGATATCTTTGCCTTCGCGTTTATCAGCTTTACCGTTCTTGTTTTTATCCACACCCTTCTTGTCCATAGCACGACGAGCACGTTGGCGTTCCATTCGAGCTTCAAATGGTTTGCTACCGACAGGTTTGTTCTTTTGTTTGGGGCGGTCTTTGGGGTTTTTATATGGCATCAGTTGGCTCCGTTATGGACACATTCAATGATAGGACAGTATCGCTTACACAATCCGTTAGGTCGTGCGTTCCACATGTCTTCTTTTGCTGCGGTTTCCATCTGCCCATACTTACCGAGCCACTTCTCCCACAGCTTGGACTTATCATACTCCATGTAAGTATCTTTTACCAAGTCATTACAAACTACAAATAGTAATGCAGCGCGTACCTTCTTGACCTGCGGATACCGCGCCATCAGTGCAAGGGCCATCAACTCTAGCTGCCCTTTGTCTGCATACTTAGCGGATTTGCCTGTCTTGTAGTCCACAACGGTGGCTACTTCATCGTCCAGTATTACTAGGTCAGCAATACCGCGAAACCAAACGTCAGAGGCGTAGAAGTCACAAGCCTCTAGGTTTTCCGTCAGGCCCATCTTTATCTCGCATAGCTTCTCGCCCTGCCTGTTCTTCAAAGATGTTAGGGCTTTCTTCGCATAGCTGAACTTCGCGGGTACAGGTGTATCTTTACCAATGAAGTCTTCGGCCATCTTATGGAACTCGTTGCCATATAGTATAGCCTCGGTCTGCACGAACGGCACCTCTTTCAAGACGTGTTTGTGGTAATACTGCTTCGGGCATTGCTCAAAGTCTTTGATCTTACTGAAGGACCACGGCCATACTTTTGTCACTCACATTCTCCATATGATTTGCCTGTTCCGCTTTCACATGTGATCGGTAACCCATCAGCCCACTTAGGTGTTTGGCTCATACATTCTTCGACATATGCTCGCGCTTCATCCAACTCCTCGTCGGTTACACAGGCCACAATACTGTCATGTACAGTTAGCACAACTTTGTATCTCTTGGCAATAAGTAACATTTGATGTCCTATGATACAACGTGCAATAGCTTGGCACACGTTCTCCACCACCTTACCACCGTATATACGCTTTGCGCCTCTGCGCGTTTTGTATGTGTACTCGGGGCCACGTTCGCCCTGCTCTGCGGCTAACCCATGATAAAACATAGGTAGGCCAGAAGGTAAGATTATTGAGCTGGTAGATGCGTCCACTTTTAACACACCCTCGCGCCCAAAGTTTAGACTATCCCCACGCTGCATACACTGCACCATGTTGTTCGCGGCTCTCCACAAGGAACTGATTGCGCCGTTGG